GTACAAGTACCTAGACAGGTATGATAAGTCCGTTCTCGAGATGGAAAACCAGAATAAACCAGCCGAACGTAACTACAAATACATGTAGGCTTGCAATACTTTTAACAACATGGTAAACTTAGGGTAGGTACCACATACATTAGAGGACGCTTGATGTCTTTTGGACGAGCACAACGTAAGGCACAAGAAAGGGCTAACCGTCTAGCTGAGCAGCAGCGTGACAAAGAAGCCGCCGAAGCACGTCAGCTCGAGGAGATTCGTCGCCAAGAGGAGATTAAGATGCAGATTCAGGCGGATATCACCCAGCGTGACAGCAGCCTAAGACTTCGAGCGGCAACCCAAGGCATATTTGCGCAACGCACAGTAAAGGCTGGTATGTAATGCAACAAAAACTACCTACCACGTACGACGTACTGACACAGAAATACCAGTCTGCCAAGCGTCTATATGACCAAACCATCATCTTGTTTGACGAGTTGGCGCACTACTTTAGACCCCCCTCAACTGGTTTTGGTGGTGGTGCAAACTACACAGGCTTCACCAACCCTACAGGCCAAGCGTACGGCGAGCTGTACGACAGCACAGGCGTTGAAGCCAGTCAGATGCTGGTGTCATTTATCATTGGTGCGCTGTTTAACCCCACGCAAGAGTGGTCGGCCGTGCTTTTACCCACCCACATCCAACGCAACAAGCAGATATCCGACGCCGCTAAGACGCGCATACTTGAGTATATCAGCTTGGTGAACAAGTCATGCCTCGAGTACGTGATAGACCCCTCCGTAAACTTCTACTCATCGCTCGAGCGCGCCTTAATGGAGGCCGTGGTATTCGGCGCAGGCTTCATGCTTGCCGATGCACACCCCGTAACCAAGCACCTACGCTTCCGTCACGTACCGCTGCAAAACCTGATGGTCGAGCGCGACGAAGACGGTGAAGCAAACACCATATTCCGCCTGTTTACACTCTCGGTAAGAGAGGTTATGGAACGCTGGCCAGCAGAAAAGCTGCCACATGGTGAGTATCCTAAAGCATGGACAGAGCCTAAGTTTAATCGCGACCAGATGGTAAACCTTTGCCATGCTGTCATCCCCCATGACCCCTTCATGAAGGTCTCCGACTCTAAGAACATGCCTAAGACGAGCAAACGCTTCCGAGGGTACTACTACATTCCGAAAGAACAGATAACAATTACGCATCCTGGTAAAGACAAAGCCGACGCTCATGATGTTATACTTGACATCGGCGGCTTCGACCGCAACCCTTACATCGGCATCACATGGCAGTGGTTCGGCAACGAGTTAGTGCCGTCATCGCCTGCGCGCAACGCACTACCAACCATGCGCAACATCAACGACCAGTACCGCAACTTTAAGAATGGTTCCGAGATGCAGGCCAGACCACCGTTCTTTGCAGTGGCCAACGCTATATCGGGCGGCTCCCCACAGTTGGGCACGTTACACAACACCAACACCATTGACCCAGGTATGTTTGAGGCTGCTGGCGGCGACATCCGCAAGCTGGTACAATACCTCGTAGCACCCATTGACCTACAATACACTATGATGGACATTCAGAACGAGCGTGACGCAGTGCGCCGTATGTTCTTTAACGATAAGATTGCGTCCTCCGACAAGGCTGCCGAGATGCGCGAGGTCGAGGTTAACGATAAGATTCAAGAACGTATGCGCGCGGTGATGGTTCCGCAGATGCGTATGTATGACCAAATCGCATCACCTGTGATGACACTCGTCGCCGAGTACATGATTAAGACAGGCGCAGTGGCACCACCGTCGACCGAAGTCGAACTGGCACACAAGAAGTTCGGTGAACTGCACACGTTCAGATTCAACGCCGCCACCGCACGCGCCTTCTCACAGCTTGAGCTAGATACTATGAACCGCGTTGCGCAGCAGTTTCTGCTACCGCTGTCGCAGATTTTCCCTGAGGTGCTTGACACCATCAACATACTAGAGTATACCAGAGCTGTTTACGAGTTAGCAGGTATTAACCCTGCCTTCATGAGAACAAAGGAAGAGTTCGATGCCATCCAACAACAAAAACAAGAGCAAGCCGAAGCCGAAACCCAAGCCAATAACCTACAGGCTGGCGCAGCTGGTATAAAAGACCTCGCGCAGGCACAAGCACTAGGGGGCAGCTTTTAATGAGCGACACTTGGAAAACAGCTAAGGAGATAGGCCTCTCTAAACAGGTGGCCAAGGAGCTGCTCGAACGTTTCAAACCGCTGTACCTGCCCCTCGCACCGTTTGACGGTAACGCACTGGCAGCACGGCTAGACCCACAGACCCTCGCCTTCCGAGAAGGGCAGCGCACCGTAGTAACCTACTTACTCACACAGATGGGCATTGACCCACTAACATTAGGAGATAAATAATGTCAGACGAAACCCCACAAATATTCGACCTTTCGGCACCCCCACGCGATGACGCACCTACCGTTGGCGTTAATGTAAGCTCAACCGCGATACACCTGCCTAATGACGTGGACTCACCTGATTGGGCTGAGGTTTACACCAAACTAGGCCGTCCTAAAACCGCAGACGAGTACACCTACACAGCACCTGAGAACTTTGAGTTAGACAAGGATATGCTTGACAACCTTCGAGAGGTGTCGCACAAAGAAGGTTTAACGGCTAAGCAGTTTGCCTCAATTCTAACATCGTATGTAAGCAAACAGGCAGAGGTGTACGCCGAGCTTGAGAAGGCCGACCAAGAACAGACCCTTAACACCGAGCTCGAACGCAGGGCTAAACTTACGAAGGTTCTCGGTGCAGACCCCGATACGGTGCTGGCCAACGCAGGCAAAGCTTTCCGCGCAATAGGTATCCCTGAGCTGGGTGAAGCATTCCGTACCAACCCAGCACTTCACCAAGCTGAGATTTATCAGCTGTTGGCAGGTATCGGCGCAATGTTTGAACAGTCCACCATTCCTGGTAACGTGAGCCAACCCTTAAGCGACTCTATGCGGCAGACACTTCAACGGCAGTTCACAGACGCCGAGGCAGCCTACAAGGCCAAACCCACAGCAGCCACCACCTTAGCGTATACCACCGCGAAATTAAACAAGAATAGTTACAAATAATTTTCCTCCGTTCATTGTTGTCCTCCTAGCCGTTCACGTAGCGGCTTTTCTTTTTGACAACATCACTTTACAAAGTGTAGTGGCTGATGGTATACTTAAGGTGACACCTAATATAACGAGAGAGAGATACCCTCATGTCCACCCCAGCTTCCCAGATAGCCTTTACCCAGTTACTTTACGAGCACGCCGCACCTACCATCGAAGTATTGCCTTCCGTTCCTGGCTTTATTTATGGCGATTGCGTAACTCAAGTATCCATCGATGGCGATGTTTACATCACCAAAGAAGTTGACCTTGGCGTACAGATGACGGACAACCCCGACATCGTCACACAGCCTTTCCAGCTAATCGGCAACTCCAGTGTCGCCCCTAGCAAACGTATGATGACTAACGCGTTGTTAGCCGACAGTAGAGTGACCGACTTAGCCATCCACAACGGACGGGTTGACGTCGCCGACTTCGCTCAGATGCAAGCCATCAACCGTATGGTTGTTATGAAAACTTTTGCCCAAGGTATGAACAACCGAGTTCGCGCGGTCTTCCGTTCGGCAGGTCAAGTGTTGACTGGTTTAAACTACCAGACCCAACAGTTCACCTCCGAAACGTTCGCAGCTGCAAACACCATCGCTTTCAACTACGGCGGTGTGGAAATCTCCACGGCAATCCAAGGTCTAAGCCCTAACAAAATTGCCGCGGCAATCGCAGTAGCTCGCGACACCTACAACCACTTCCAGTCAGACAACAACCACTGGTACGTTGCCGCAACCACGCAGCAAATACGTATGTTCTTCCGCTCGTTGTCCTCATTGACCAATACGTCGTTATGGCATGATAACGACTACGCACGCGTAGGCAACATGGTTGGCGGACTTAACCAGTTCGTAACCGACATCCACGGTGCCAAACTTCCTGCGGTAACGGTAGACACATCGCAAATCACCTTCATTGTTGACGACGGTCTAAAACGCTTCTACAACGCAACTACCACAGACACCTACTACCTACCTATGTGGCAGCAGCCCGAGGGTATCTTGTTCGGTACCTCTGGCCTAACTACTCGTATCGAGCAGATGCCAGAAGTGTTAGACGGTGTTCGTGAACTGTTCAGTATGCGTGTGGGCGCACGTCGCGGCGCACTTCCGTTTATCTACAGCTTAGAAGTGAAAGACGCTTAGTAACCCCCCCCTAAAGGATATTTTATCATGGCAGTAATTACCGCAACAGTATTCACACCCCAAGCACTGCGCGACCAGACGTTTGTCACTACTGGCTTTCGCAAACCAGGGGCATCTTGGGACTACCAACAGTACGACAACGGCGACCCCATCACCCGCCGTCGCAGCCACACCAACGCGGCTGAGCTTGTCGCTGGTAGTATCATCGACTTCGGACGCATCGATAACATGCGCGTCGAAGCCATCTATGTCACATCCTCAGCCTTCGGTGCCGCACGTACGATAAGCGTCGGTGTTGGCTACTTAAAAGCAGGCGTGGCCAGTGCTTTTGAAGGCGACGCTAACTGTTTAATCGACGCTTTAGACGTGTCCGCAGCTTTGGCAGGTACAACCAGACGCCTTCCTAAAGACGGACTCGTCGGTGTTGGTTTCGAGTACAATATCGACTACCTCCTAGACGCTCACCTATTAGTCACCGTAGCAGGCGGCACTTGGCCAGCTGATGGTTCACTATCCATCTTGGTAGTAGGCCGCAAATTACAATTTGGTAATGCAAGGTAATCACTTAGAGAGGTAAGCATTGTGCCCTACACAAAGGTACAGGTAGCCAACCTCGCATTGGAACTTCTTGGCGCACAACCGATGCTGTCGTTCACTGAAACGACAGCATCTGGTGCTGTCATTAGGACTCACTTTGCTGAGGCCATTAAGGTCTGCCTATCAAAAGCTTTTTGGCGTTTCTCGGTAAAGCAGGTTAACCTACCTACCGCAGACACTGTCAAACCTGTCAATGAGTTTAGCAACGCATACACCGTACCCGCGGACTTTCAGCGTGTGTGGCGTTTGCACCCATATCACGCATCCGCAGACTACAGATTCCAGAGCGGTAAGCTGCTGACATACATCCCACTGAAAGGTTACTCCTACCAGAGCAACGAGCTTGTCAACGCCGCCGACACCCACCTTTCACTATACAGCTGGGCAAACTTCGACGAAAACACCAACATATTATTTATAGAATACCTTCGCTACGAGCTAGCTTCGCGCTGCGCTATGCGTCTGAACCCATCCAAGGAGATGGAGTTGAAACAGCTCGCCGAACGTGCTAGACTGACAGCACTAGGCTTCCTCTCACTGGAGGAGAGCCCCGACATGGCGAGATTCCATCGTCAAGAGGCTGTGCGCCAAGGCCGAGGAGGGCGCGACGCCGCCATACTTGCAACATTGCGGTATCCCCCCAACGACGTATGGATTTAAACTATGGCCTTCAAGCACATTCAGTCCGAGTTCACAGGCGGTGAAATCGTACGCCGCATCGACCATCGCATAGACAACGATGGTATTAAGCGTGGCCTTGCTAAATGTGTTAACATGATACCCACCCCCGAGGGCTCCGTAACCAAACGACCAGGTACGAAGTTCGTCGCCGAGTTTGGCTACCCAGGAAGACTCATACCGTATCTCTACGACGTCGACCAAGAATACATGATGCTACTCTCGGAACAGAAACTAGAGTTCATCAAAGATGGTAACGTGATAGGCGGGGCTGTCCCACTAGCAGGTGTGCTCACCACCGAAGGGTTTGACACCGATACATCGGGTGGTACTGCAGGCACAACATTCAGTATGAACGGCTGGTTAGGAACGCCGTATACCGTAAGCGGCTCATCAGTAGGCTCCTCACCAACATGGAACGTCACCAACACAGGACAGTTTCTGGCAGGTGGTTTAGTCATCGAGCGTGTGACACGCGCAACCAAACCTTTTACGCTCGCCAACACACACGTTTACAGAATAAATGCAGGCTTGAGCAACTCGAGCACCGCAACCAAGTTAGAGATTAATGACAGCTCACCTGCAAACGCAGCAGCGATAAACCAAACAAACCAAGTTAACGGTGGTACAACCATCGTCAGCCACGGCATAAGCCAAACAACTGGCACACAATCTATACAGCCGTACTGGTTTGCTAACCAGTCAGCCGACCTCTCTCGGTTTGTCAGCTGGCGTACCTACGGCTCCTCGGCACCCAACTTAACGTCTTTCGCCTTAGAACACGTTGGGTTTCACACGCACCGCAACCTTTTTCAAACCGACCTTAGCAGCTGGGTCAACATCCACGCTGGAAACCACGTCACCTACAACTCGCACATAACCACGCCGAACCACAACGAAGCGGCATATGCCTCCTTCCAGACCACGAACAACGTTGCTGGCCTTCAAGTTGCAGGTATAACGCGCCAGATAACGTTCCCTAACTCGGGTGAGCATACTTTAGTGGTTGCTGTAACTCAAGAGACAACCGCTGTAGCTGTCATAGACTCGTTCCGTATGCGGGTTGGCACAACGTCAGGGGCAGGAGATATTTCAAACGCTGGTACCGACATACTTGCAGGTGTTACGGCAAACGCTAGGTGGCAGAATACACACACAACAGGTATCGTCACGTACGTGCCGTTTGTGTTTACTGTGCCCGCACCAGGTTCGTACTTCGTAACCTTAGAAGCTGTGGACACGTTTGATGCTGCAGCACCTTCCCCAAACGTAGCTAGAATACGGTTGGCTGAGGTAATTATATACGCCAAGGCCATCACTGCGAACTACAGTGTAACCATACCTTACACGAATGCGCAGCTGTGCGACGTCGGCCACACCCAAGCCGTACGAACGCTATTTTTAACACATCAGGAGTTCTCTCCCTTGGCCTTGCGCAGGAACGTAAGCGCAGACACATGGGA